GAGGCGTTCCCTTGTCGCGGTGCATCGTGTCTACATGAGCCGACCATAAAACCCCGTTACGCTTGACGTCTACAACGTAGGCGATGGTTTGCCCCTCTGCGTTTAGCATGGGTGTTGGGTTAAGCGGGGTAATGAACCGCTCAATGAATGATGCTTCACCATCGCTGTCATGTTGGCGACGTGTTTCTAAAATACTAATAAGTTGTTCCATTGTAATTCTCCTAATAGGTTGTGACAAACCGACACCATGTCGGGTTGTACTATGCTTGCATGGCTTCTACCATCATTTCGCGCTCACGTTCCTCAGCATCAATCTCAGCTTGGTACTCGTCGGCTTGGTCTACATGGCATGTCGTATCATCTGATAAGATATGTACCTTGTCTTGGTATATCCAGTCGTCGCCGTTGGTGTCGGGGTGGTCTACGCATACAACATACTCATTGTGATACAAGCCATCAACAGTCTGCGTCATGTCGTCCATGTGGTAGTACTCACCGTCACGCTCGCATATGTATATGTCATGGTGGTCAAGTGTTTCTGTCCAGTACCAATCATCGCCAACACGGATACATTCGTCCTCGGGGAAATAGTCCTCGTGTCTACGTCCATACGCATAGGTATACATTTGGTCACGGCAATACTCACACACATGGTTGCCATCGTGCTCTATGTAGTTAAGTTCGTCCTCGCTATAACTATCACCGCAGTTGTCGCATGAGCATGAATTGTCCTCGCAGTAGCCATTGGTATTGGTCGCGTTCATCTCGCCATCGCCCGCTCTGAGGTACGTCTTGCCGTTTACATTGGTCGTGCCCACTGTCTGCGAGCCATTGTCCCCGCTGTCTAGGTATGGGCAAACCGTACTGCCGTTGCTGGTTGTGATGTACTGAAGTAGTACGCCGTCCAAGTTAGTGCGGTTCTCGTAGCCATTAGCCTTAAGGTTGTCCAGCAGATAACGTCCCTCTGCACTGCCATTCGGGTCGGGGTACACACGTAGCCAGCCTTGGTCTATGCCATCACGCACGATACACCTAGCCACAATGCGGTCGCCAGCTTGTACATACGCTAGTCGCAACGTACTAAGTTCATGGGCATACACACGCACAGCCGACTCATTCTGCATACAGCTAGACACGTGCTCACTGCCATACACATCAAGCCAGCCTTGCACATCGTCATGTTCTTTAAACGATACTGTCCAGCCACCACGCGACTGCATATTGCTAGCGTGCTTCTCGGCTATGCTCTTGACTTCTAGGTCAGACAGGGCTAGGGCTTCTTGGTACTTGGTTAGGTAGCGACCAAGGCGGGTACGCACCTCGCGCCCATCGCGCATATGCTTGAGGGTTGGGTAGTACGCTATCTGATTGATGTCCTCGGTGGACACGTGTACGCGGTGCAAGGCATTGAACTTATGGAATGCCGCCCATGACGCTTCGTACCGCTCGCGCTGTTCGGTGGTGAGGATAACGCTACTATGTTTACCATGTGGGTGTAGGTCGCGCATGACTTCTATGGCTTCCCACGTACCGTTATTAAAGTTCCACATGGCTGTGAACAGGGCTGGCTCTATGATGTTGGCGACCGCACGGTTTATGTTGTCCATGTGGTGTATGTAATGGGCAAGCGGCTCCATGTCCAGTAGGGTGGTCACATCGCGCGTCATATATGGTTTGGCTTTGGCGATGTACTTGGCTGTATCGTGTCCGCTACGTTGGTGTACTTTGTGCTCGCCGTTACGGTACTTGCGTCCGTTGTGCCAGTGGTCGTAGTTCTCTTGCTTGTAGTTTCGGTGCATGAACTCACGCACGCGGTTGGATACGAAATGCTTGTCGTCCTCATTTTTCCAGCCTTCCCATTGAGCGAGGAGTGGTGTTGCGGGTACTGTTACTAGAAGTGCTTCTACTACTGTGCTGTTGCATTTGTTACACATGATAGTCATCTCCATAAAAACTAAATAAAAAAGTACAACCCGACAACGTGTCGGGTTGTACTACTAAAACAACGTCTGTTCATCAACTGAACATCTATCATTATACTCGCGTTGAAGTCTTATGTCAAGCTATGATGTTTTGTGATTGGCTATTCCCATTCGGCTAACAGTGCTTCACGTTTCGCTATTTGGTCTGCTGTCAAGTGCTCGGGGTATTGTATTGGCTCCTCGTCCAGTGCCGCCACGTAGTCGTTCTGCTCTTGTTCTTGCGACATCACGCGCTCATGCCTTTTAATTGCCGCGATGACTGCGTGCTTATTCCATTTGTATTGCACTGCTATCTTTTGGAACGAGTGACCTGTGGCTGACAGTTCGTATATGTCTTTGTCGCGTAGCTGGCGTTGGTATGGCACAAACCCATCTTGGTCTATCACGTTCGGGTCGCGCGTCTTAAGCAATTCCACAATGGTCTCGGGTTCATAAAACTTCTCCAGTATGCGGTAGTAAATGCGTTTCGTGTTTCGGGTTGGGTTCGGGTATACGAATGGCACGTGGTCGTTCGCCCCATAATGTGAGCCCTTAAGTTTTCGTGTAAATACGACTGCGTTGTCTTGGTTAAATGCTAAATATCCTAGTAGGAATTCGCCCATTTTGTTCTCCTATGTTGTTACGCTAAATTGGTGTTACGCAAGATGTAGTGTGTAATTACCCCTGCGTTACGCTAATTATAGCGTAACAGTTTTGTGGGGTTCAAGTGAATTACGTAACGTTGCGTAACAGTGTTACGGAAATAAATAGCGTAACGGGTTTGTTTTTGGGGTGTTACGGTATAGAAGCTACGTAACGGGTGAAGTGAGCGTGCCGCGAGGTATGCCTTTGGTGGTGCGGTGTTACGGAGAAAAAACAAGGAAATATCGCGTTACACTCAAAAAACAATAGCGTCTAGACACTCGCCAATAGCGTAACACTTCCACGCATCTCTGTATCATTTTGCTGTTACGGAGGATTACTACTTTTCCTATCTATATATATTTTATGTAACTTGTAACACGACACCTCAATGCTTACTGCCACAAGGGTTTCCAGCGGTATAGGCACTTTTTTGTTACGTAGGAAAAGTTCGGTAACAGACATACGAAGTCATACTCTATCTACACGGGCGTAACACTCCGTAACGGCTTACCCAATCTCCGTAACATATTGATTTCATTGCGATACGCAATTTACGTAACGGGTTTACAACCCGACATGGTGTCGGTTTGTGCTACTATCATAGAACGAGTGACAACCCGACACGGTGTCGGGTTGTGCGAAAGGGGAAATTCCTTATGTCAAGGGGGTGGCGTGGCGCGATGTCGGTCGCATACTGGTCGCTCGCTTCCTCGCTGGCTGGCTAGCTCGCTGGCTCGCTTACTGATTGTCACTCGTTCCGGGCATAAAAAAACCCCACTCATTTCTGAGCGGGGTTCGGGTTAGTTATAAAGTTGCGTTCGTAGTTTACGGCGCATCATTTGAAAGCAAGCGTATCGCCACATGATTTTATCAAGGCGGCTTGCGCCGCCTTGTTTCCTGTTAGTTTATTTTAAGATGATTTCAAGCGTTTGAATGAAAGCCGCGTATGCTTGCTCAAACTCTTTGATTTTGCCGCTTGGGATGATGTTGATAAAATCATCAAGGTTTTTCTTTTCTTTCGCGATTAGCGCATTACGCACCTTTTCAATGCTAGTGGGCTTTGCTTTTGGCGCCGCCGCTGGTGCCGCTGGTGCCGCTGGTGCCTTTGCCATGCGAGCCGCGCGGATTTTTGCCGCCGCCGCCGTTTTGCTTACCAACCACTTGAAACCTTTTGGCGCTAATGATTTGACGCGGCGAGCAACCCATTTTTGAGCGCTTTCAAGTTTGATTGTTTTGCCTTCTACCGCCTTTTGGTAGTCAATCCATGCGAGCGCCACCGCTTTTTTGCTGGCGTCTTGGTCTTTCTTGTTGGTTGCTTGCGCTATGTAAGCCGCCGCGATGATTAAAGCGGCGAGCGCTTCATTACCTGATTTTACTACACCAGCGCAAGCGCCTTTGAATTGCTCAGGTGATACAGTGATGACAACAGCTTTGCTAGATTTGTTTGACATGATAATTCCTTTATTAAGTTGAGTTAAGTATCGCTTTCGCGACAGTTCCTATTCTACACTGATATCATATTCTGTCAATAGGTATCATACAAACCGACACCATGTCGGGTTGATACCCCTACCCCCGTAATTCCTGGAATTGAACGCCTCTCCTCTCCTCTCTGTTTTGGACAAGCATCTTTCTATTTTCATATCATGACACCCCCTGACTTAATATGATGACCCCTAAAAATTTTTATTATAAATTTTTACAGCTTCGAGCCCCGCGACATTGACAAGTCAATGATTTATAAGGTAGATTACGCCCCATGGCTTCGCAGAGAATACAACTATATGATTTGCTTGAAGGAGTGGTTCCATACGAACCCCATTTAATACGTACACCAATGCGTACTGAGGACTTAATGCCAGAACAAATCGTAAGTGCCGCTGCCAAAACAGCGAAAGATATACTCCGTAGGAGTGGTGCGCCCGACATAGAGGTGACCGATGAGGATGCAGCCAATGCCGAAACAGCGTTCCAAGCCTATGTGGACGGGAATAAGTCCGCCCTAACTCATACAAAACTGCAAAAACCCGAATCAATTATCAAATTAGAAGCGCTAGTATCGGAATACGACTGGCGAGTCATCCAGCATACGGACCAAATTCGTATGATAGTCACGAACAAACTGCTAAACCTGTCCGATAACAAGGACCCGAAGGTACAACTCAAGGCTGTAGAGCTGCTAGGCAAGCTGGCAGACGTAGGAATGTTCGTTGAGAAGCAAGAAATCACGTATAAACAACGTACCGACGACGAAATTGACGCGGCACTGAATGAAAAACTGGGAATGCTGATAGAAGGAAGCTTTACTTCAACTGCCGAAACCGCCCCAGTACCGTTAGTGAACGCTACAAAGCCTAAAACCGTGGACATACTAGTCCAAACCGACCCACTTGCTGTGTCACCACTGCCATCCATGCCTAAAATTGACATTGGAGCGCTATTAGGTGAGTAGCCTGAAGGAATATATTGCCACCTTGCCGATTGAGCAGGGTATAAATGTCTTGACAAACCTGAAAAAGATGCCTGAAAGGGAACAGCAGGAGTTTTTAGACCTTATCGAAGAGAAAATGAGCCGTATAAAACGAAATGCGGCTCAAGGTGGACTGCTTGACTTCGTAAAAGCGGTGTATCCGAACTACATGGTGGGTGCCCACCACAAAAGACTGGCTAAATTACTGGAGGAGGCGATTGATGGTGATAAAAAACGTATTATTGTTAACATTGCTCCTCGTATGGGTAAGTCTGAGCTTGTGTCTTATCTGTTCCCTGCTTGGTTTTTGGGACACCACCCAGATAAAAAGATTATTATGGCCACGCATACCGCTGACTTGTCTACTACTTTCGGTCGTAGGGTGCGAGATTTGGTTGGTAGTAAAGAGTATCGGAGTGTATTCCCAAATGTATCCCTAAATCAGGATGCAAAAGCGGCCGGGCAATGGAACACTAGCGACGGCGGTCAGTATTATGCGGCTGGTGTGGGCGGTGCGTTGGCTGGTCGTGGTGCCGATGTGTTTGTGATTGATGACCCGCACTCAGAACAGGAAGCGAAAACAGGTAACCCGTCGGTGTTCTTATCCGCATGGGAGTGGTTCCAGTCAGGGCCGTTACAACGGTTGATGCCTAATGGGGTTATCATAGTGGTGATGACACGCTGGTCGATGATGGACCTGACAGGTCAGTTGGTTAACCACATGATAAAGAACCCGGATGCCGACCAGTGGGAGGTCGTTGAGTTCCCAGCCATACTAGATGAAGGTACCGATGATGAAAGGTCGCTATGGCCAGAGTTCTGGCCCCTTGAAGAGCTCAAGAAGAAACGCGCTGGTATGGATACACGGTACTGGTCGAGTCAGTATTTGCAGAATCCAACTGCAGAAGGAGCGCAACTCATTAAGAAAGAGTGGTGGTCGCACTGGGAGGAAGAGTCACCACCGGTATGTGAATATACGATTATGTCTTTGGACGCGGCTCAGGAGTCTCACAACAGGGCTGACTATAATGCAGTTACACTCTGGGGCATATTTTTTAATGAAAAGACCAACCAGAATAATATAATCCTGCTCAATGCGTGGAAAGAGCGGATGGAGTTCCCTGAACTCAAACGACGCATGATTGCCGAATACAAGGAATGGGAACCTGATACGTTCTTGGTAGAGAAGAAGTCTAACGGTGCAGCACTATACCAAGAGCTACGGTCCATGGGTATGCCTGTTTCGGAGTACACACCGGTGAAAGATAAGGTAGCTAGGGTTAACTCGGTTACTGATTTGTTTTCATCAGGTATGGTTTGGGCCCCGACAGACAGACGTTGGGCGAATGAGGTGATAACAGAATGTGCCGAATTCCCAGTAGGCACACACGATGACTTTGTGGATAGCTGCACACAAGCGTTAATCCGATTTAGAAAAGGTGGCTTTATTAAGTTACCTAGCGACGAAGCTGATGATGATGTATTATATCGGTATCAACGTAAAGCAGCCTATTACTAAGGAATTACTATGGCCATTGAGAAGAGTTTATACGCAGCCCCGCAAGGGATTATCCCAGATGATGATACCATCGAACCCATTGAGATAGAAATAGAAGACCCTGAATCCGTTGCGATTCATATGGGCGACCTTGATATCCTAATAGAACCTGAAGACCCAATGGACGATGAGTTCAATGATAACCTAGCTGAATACATAAGTGAAGGTGCATTGGCAGAATTGGCCTCCGATTTGATTTCGGACTTCGATGACGACATCAGCTCGCGTAAAGACTGGATGCAAACTTACGTAGACGGCCTAGAGCTGCTAGGTATGAAGATTGAAGAGCGTACAGAACCGTGGGACGGTGCCTGTGGCGTTTACCACCCATTGCTGTCAGAAGCCTTAGTTAAGTTCCAAGCAGAAACCATGATGTCTATGTTCCCAGGTGCGGGTCCAGTTAAGACACAAATCATCGGTAAGGAAACACAGGATAAGAAAGAAGCAGCAGCACGCGTCCAAGACGATATGAACTATCAATTGATGGATGTGATGCAAGAGTACCGCCCAGAGCACGAACGCATGCTGTGGGGCCTAGGATTGAGCGGTAACGCCTTTAAGAAGGTGTACTTTGACCCGCACTTAGACCGTCAGGTATCTATATTCGTCCCAGCTGAAGACATGGTAGTACCATACGGTGCGTCAAACCTTGAGTCAGCAGAGCGCGTTACCCATGTAATGCGTAAAACCGAAAACGAACTACGCCGCTTGCAAGTGGCTGGCTTCTATTTAGACATAGACTTAGGCACACCAGCTAACACCCTTGATGAGGTGGAGAAGAAGATTGCTGAGAAGATGGGCTTCCGTGCGTCAACGGATGACCGCTATAAGCTATTGGAGATGCACGTTGACTTAGACTTGCCGGGTTATGAGGACAAGGATGAGGACGGCCACCTTACAGGCGTAGCCTTACCATACGTAGTAACCTTGGAAAAAGGCAGTACAACCATATTGGCTATCCGCCGCAACTGGGACCCAAACGATGAAACCAAACAAAAACGCCAGCACTTCGTCCATTACGGTTATGTTCCGGGTTTTGGCTTTTATTATTTTGGGCTTATTCATCTGGTCGGTGCTTTTGCTAAGTCGGGTACTTCTCTTATTCGTCAACTTGTTGACGCGGGTACGCTCAGCAATCTACCGGGTGGTTTTAAAACTCGCGGCCTTCGTGTCAAGGGTGATGACACACCGATAGCTCCGGGTGAGTTCCGTGATGTGGATGTACCAAGCGGCGCACTAAAAGACAACATCATGCCGTTGCCGTACAAAGAACCGTCACAAGTTCTTATGGGCTTATTAGGCCAAATCGTTGAAGAAGGCCGTCGCTTCGCTAACACTGCGGACCTACAAATCAGTGACATGTCTGCGAACAGCCCAGTTGGTACTACACTGGCAATCCTTGAGCGTACGTTGAAGGTGATGAGTGCTGTACAGGCTCGTATCCACTATTCAATGAAACAAGAGTTAGGCTTACTAAAAGGCATCATCGCTGCCTATACGCCAGAAGAGTATAACTACGACCCTGTAGAAGGCGACCGTAGGGCTAAGAAATCAGACTACGATAACGTTACAGTTATCCCTGTATCAGACCCTAATGCCTCCACAATGGCGCAGAAGATTGTTCAGTACCAAGCAGTTATGCAGTTGGCACAGCAGTCACCACAGATATACAACATGCCGTTATTACACCGTCAGATGTTAGAAGTGTTAGGTATTAAGGAAGCCGCTAAGTTAGTGCCGATGGACGATGACCAGAAGCCGACTGACCCAGTGACTGAGAACCAAAACGTCCTGATGATGAAGCCAGTAAAAGCATTCCTAACGCAAGACCATCAAGCGCATATCACCGTGCACATGTCTGCTATGCAGGACCCTAAAATCCAACAGATGCTTCAAGGTAACCCAGCGGCACAACAGATGCAGGCTGCGATGATGGCTCACATCAACGAGCACATGGGCTTTGAATACCGTAAACAGATTGAACAGCAGCTAGGTATGATGTTACCACCTCAGAAAGATGAGATGGGTGATGACGTGCACATGGACCCAGAAGTGGAAGCGCAGTTATCTCCTATGCTGGCTCAAGCGGCTCAACAACTACTACAGTCTAACCAAGCGCAAGTTGCACAACAACAAGCGGCACAACAACAGCAAGACCCAATGGTGCAGATGCAGCAGCAAGAGCTACAGTTGAAAACAGCTGAACAAGCACGTAAACAGAAGAAAGACGACACTGATGCTGTATTCAAAGCAGAACAATTGAAAATCGAAGCTGCACGTGTACTAGGTCAGCAAGAGACAACCAAAGGTCAACAAAAGAACGACATACTTAAAACCGTTGCTCAGTTACAAGCGACTAAACAGCAACATGCAATTGACAAGGGCATTGATGTTATGAAGCAAATCTCACAACAACAGTTCCAATCGAAACAACAAACTAATAAACCGACAAAAGGTGAATAACCATGGATTCAAACTTATTTGATGTTCTTCTTAAAGAGTACAGGGACCGCATGGCCATGCTTACAGAGGCAATGGCACGAGGTAGTTGCGCTTCATTTGAGGAATACAAGTACACAAGCGGTCAGTTACGAGGACTTGAAGCCGCCTGTTCCATAATTACAGACCTCAAAAAACGATTGGAAAACGCAGATGACGAGTAACATAAATTTAGCTCAAGCCCTAGATTTATCAAGACTGGCAGAAAACGCCAAAAAAGAAGCACAAGAAGAAGCAGAAATACGAGCAATCGTAGGTGACGCAACAGATATAGAAAAGGCAGCTCAAGTGCCACGACCCTCAGGCTACCATATCCTATGCGCTATTCCGGCAAAAGATAAGGAATACGACAGCGG